ATTTTTATGTTACTCTCGTAACATAAAAATAATGATATGTATTGACATATCATTAAGAACAACATACAGGAGGGAAATATGAAATTCGGCGAAAACCTGAAAAGGGTACGGAATGAGAAAGGTTTTACTTTGAAGCAGCTCAGCTTCCGTACAGGGATTGACGCCTCACAGCTCTCACGATATGAGAGCGGAGGCGCTCTCCCATCAATAGAAACTGCAGCCAAAATCGCAATCGGGCTAGGAACAACGCTTGATGTGATGACGAAGGAATAATGGAGGAAATAAGATGAAGAGAGAAATGAGCAAAGAAGAAAGAGAATATCGGAGATTTATGTACAACCCTAAAAATGTAAAAAAATGCGGGGCGTGCCCGGAGAACCAGGGGTGTGACGACTTCCAGCATCGCCTACCCTGTGGCCAGTGGTATTGCTGGGTAGAGCTACATTGTGGAGGTGAAGACGATGATGAATAGAAAAGAGATTATAAATCGGCTGGAAAGCTTCTCCGGCGGAGTATTCATAACGCGCAAGAAATTAACGGCGGCATTAGGCCGTAAAGACCCACACTCGGTAGACAAATACCTGAGGGATCTGCCAAGGGTAGATAAGGAACTGTACTTCATTCCTGACGTGGCAGACGCTCTCATAGCGACAGCAGGAGGCAGATGATGAGAAAGAAATACAGAATAAGAAAATTAAGCCCGCTGTGGTGGGCAAGCCGTGTAGGATTACTGCTGTTATTGGCAGCAGCAGTATACATAATAACAGGCGCTGCGGTAGCTCTGCAGTAGATAGACCCTAACATTCGAGCACAAGAAAGGAACTATATATGGGCAGAGCGAAAAGAAAATACAGACAGCGCAGACGAGCTGAAAGACCGCCGAAAGAACCAAGACGGACAACTTGGGAACGTCTGGTTATAGAGCGCATAAGCTCCGAGTACAGCAGGTACGGGAGGACCGATAGAGATGGCAAACTATTATAATTCCTGCCCGATACCTAAGCCTCGGAGCAACAAGAAGAAAAAAGCCTGCAACGGCTACAAGGACAAGAAGAATAGATACTGCTACTACTGCGGCACTCCGTATGCTGAAAGGCATGAGGTATATGGTGGAGCAAACAGACAGAAATCTATTCTGAACCATTGGCAGGTGGATTTATGTCACAGTTGCCACGAGGAAATGCAGGCAAATATCACCGAGAGGGCGAAGCAGCGGAACGCATACTGGAGACAGAAGTTCCAGCGTGAATATGAAGAAAGGCTTACAGCTTCCGGAATAACACCGGAGCAGGCAAGAGACCTCTGGATTAAGGAGGTAGGAAGGAGTTACTTAGATGTATGAAGATGAAATGGAAATGTTAAATGGCACTTGCCCATACTGCGGGCAGGTGATATCAGTAAAAGCCATGGACCAGCGAGATGCGGACCTTAAAGCCGCAGACGAATGCAACTGTGAGAAAGCCGCAAGGGCGAGACAGTACAAGAGAGCAAACAGCTGTCTGCAGCAGCTAATAGCAGGCGAACGCTGCAGAGCAGCAGGCTTTGTGGAATTAAGCGAAAAACAGATACAGCTCGCGAGCCTTGCGCTCGAAAGCGTATGCAAAGATGATGTGGCCTCAGTGCAGATCAACCTTGTTGACTCGGTCCTGAAGGTCGCTGCAAAAGCGGAAGGTAAAATTGCAGTAACAAGAACTAAGAAAGTACAGATGAGGGCAGAGGTGTGATTTGCCCTCATTGCCGGAGCGATACGGACTGCAGATGGTGGCACCAGTGCCCGATGCATAACGACAAACCAGTTTGCAGGGACTGTCACAGTTCCTGCAAATATAACGCAGATACGCATAACGGTCCCGGCTGTTCATATCGCAGGCACAACCCGAAAGTAGATCACCGGGAAGAACTGGCCAAGCTGGACAACCAGATCAGGGCCAAGGTCAAGAAGCAGCAGTTCTATTACCATAGAGGCTGGATGAAAGGTGGCCACGAGATAGGACTGGAAGTGGCAAGACTTAAACGTCTTAGAAAAGAAGTAGAAAGGAGCAACAACGATGAAACAAATCTTTATAACAATAGTCTTAGCAGCAGTGCTGACAATACCGTTCGCACCGCCGCCGGAAGAACCGGAAGCCTATGCAGCAGAGCCGAAAACAGAAGCAATAGAGAAGCAGGAATTTGAGCCATGGGATATACCGCTGCCAGATGACCTGCAGCAGTATATTCACAACCTCTGTGAGAAATACGACATCAGCTATGCAATGGTCATAGCAATGATAGATGTTGAAAGCGGCCTTAACAGTAAGGCGGTAAGCAGCACTAACGATTATGGTCTGATGCAGATTAACGCTATAAACCACAAAGAAAATACGGATTACCTTGACCCATACGATAATGTGGAACAAGGCATCAAGGCGCTGCACAAACTGGCAAAGAAGTATAACGAAGCTGACCTGGTGCTTATGTGCTGGAACTGCGGAGAGACCGGAGCAAGGAAGCTCTGGGAACAAGGCATATACAGTACGGAATATAGCCGAAAAGTCCTTGAGACGAAACTGGAATATGAAAGAAAGAATAGGAGCAGTTTATGAGAAAAGAATTTAAAAAAGGGCTGGATCATCCTTTGATGGAGCTGGCAAGAGCGAGAAAAGCAATGAGTGAGGTTGAGGGAACAGCAGCAGAAATTGACAATTATATATCAACGCGGTTCGCAGAACTTATGGAGAAATACGATAAGGCGAGTCCGGAAGACCTAATAAAAGATGCTGAGCAGAGCTGTCTGGAAAGAGCGAGTACACTCGATCTGACCGGGTATCTTCGGGAGCGCCTGGAGCAATTCATAAAGGAAGCCGAGGAGGAGTTTTGCAAATGACAACAGCGTATATAATAGGGAACCGTAAAAAAATCGGTTCCGAGAGGGAATTCAAAAATGCCGAAAAACACCTAAAAAACTTTTTCCTTGAGGTATTCAACCCTAAAGAAGAACATGCCACTGTTCTCATGCTGGCAGATTACGACGAGCAGCAAGCGCAGAAGCTGTTCGAAAACTATATGCTCAGCTGCGATATGGTTTTCGTATTGACTGGCTGGGAACTGTCATCGGAAGCGACAGCAGAGCTTCGGCTAGCGAAAAAAATGAAAATGCCGATAGGCTTCCAGAGATGGGAATAAAAAAGCGCCTTCCGAAGAAGGACGCTAAAAAGGATTTGTAACACTATTATAACATCTAAGCACAATAAGGAGCAAGAACATGAACGAAAAAATCAATCTGGCAATAGCCAGGATAACAAAAGAATGCCAAGGGAATGACCACCTCATTCCGTTTGAGGAGTATCTGACATCAATCTGCACTACAGATGACGTGGCAGACAAGATCTTAAGCAATGACAAGAACTTAAAAGGCTGCTTCGAAAAAATGAAAAGTATAGCCAAAGGCCGGGCAGTGAGTGGCTGCGCATATATCCCGCCGGAAGAAGGTTTTCAGATTATAAGGGAGTACTACGGGATAGAGGACAATAAAAAAACCAGTCCTGCCATAGACATAATGGATCTTCTGTAGGAGGGATGAAATGGATAACAGACCGTACAAGATTAAGCGACCTGCAGGAGTTGGAAAATTCATACTCGAACATGCAGATAACACGTTTCTGATATTCAACAAAAAGACTGACGACGTGATATGCACTAAGAAGAATCAGAAAATAGATTGCAGTGCCACAGAGCTTGTTCACAATAACAAGATGTTTTGCGCAGAATGTGACGGCGGTTGCAGGTTTTGTGACAACGTTGTATGCAAGGAAAGTCGCTATGGCAGAAAGAACATGACAGAGTATGGCAGGGTGCTATGGTTTGCACGCAAAAAAGACGAAGTCTATGCGCAGCTTGATCTCTACAAAATCGATTACACATCAGGGTATGCGGAGGTTATCTATGTCCCTGACCAGCAGTATCGCATATCAGGTAGAGGTTGTCAAAAATACAGCTACGAGAGCGTGTATACATGTGAAGGCTGGGCCGAGAGCTGGAACGAGAAGAAAAACTTCAAGCTCACGCAGCCAGAAGGCACAGGCTGCGCATATTCTCTGCCCCGGTTTCACAAGACGATACTGTATGACGATATAGCGGGGCTGAATGTAGGACCGCTCAAGTATGCTGATACCCACGCATTGGGGGAGCTGGTCGAAATGGATTCGTACAGTTATCTTGAACTGTTGCACCAATGGGCCAAATATCCCGCCATAGAGCTGCTGTACAAAGCAGGCTTTATTAACATCGTAAAAAGCAGGGCTGCCGGTGCAGGGAGCAACAGAATAAACTGGCGAGGGAAGACACTCGGCAAGATTTTAAAATCACCGCCGGCAGAACTAAAAAAGATAAGAGAAGCAAACCTGACCGTGGAAGGTTTCGCAAAGTATAAAGAAGCGAAAGCTCTCTTCCCGACAACTCTTCCGTCTTTCACTCCGCTTCTTGCAGAATACGGGGCAATAAAATCGCTGATACGAATAACCAAGGAACTCCCTGCCGATAAAGTCATAAGATATCTGCAGGACAACGACATACATATACGAAGCTACGAAGATCATCTGGAGCTGCTCGGCAAAACAGGCAGCAAGAGAAACAGCGGTAATCTGTATCCTGAAAATTTTGCGCAAAAGCATATGGAGCTGGTACGACTATATGAAAGCAACAAGAAACGATATATAGACGAAGACATCAAAAAAGCAGCAGGCAAAGTGGCAAAGATTGAATACAGCTCAGGGAACCTGCAGATTACAGCGGCAAAAAACAGCGAAGAACTTAGCGAAGAATCATGTTATCTAGGACACTGCGTCAAGATGTATGCAGACAAAATAGCAGACGGCAGAACGTACATATTTTTTATTAGAAAAAAAGACGAGCCGGACAAGCCGTACTACACCCTTGAGCTGAACCCGAGAATGGAGGTTGTCCAGTGCAGAGGAGAACATAACTGCAGCATGTCTGACGAAGTAAAAGCTTTTGTAAATGAATGGGCGAGATTCGTAAAGGCATCGATAAAGAAAGGAGTAGCGTAAATGAATGAAGTAGTAGATGTTGAATTCAGAGAAATACAGGAAAGAACGCTGCCTGTAATAGCTTCCGAGATAAAGACCATAGAAGAAGTAGTATACAAGACAACCCTTGAAGGAGTAATCCAGATAGGCAAGAGGTTGGAAGAAGCAAAAGGGAAGGTTGGCCATGGTAGTTTCTCAGGCTGGTGCAAGGAATACCTGGGGTACTCCCAAAGGCAAGCACAAAAATACATGGAATTATCATCAAAATACAGCGACGAAAACAGCCCTTTTTCAAATGCGAATATATCTTCGCATTTGAGCATTTCCAAGGCTTACAGCCTTTTAGCACTGCCCGAAGAAGAGGTGGAAAACTTCACCGAGGAACACGATATTGAAAGCCTGACCGTCAAGCAGCTTGAAGAAGAGATAAAGAATCTGAAAGAGGAAAAAGCAAGAGAGCTTAAAGAAAAAACGGAAGAAGTGCAGGATCTTAAAAAGATAATGCTGCAGCTTGAAAATGAAAAAGCGAACATTCCGGACACTGAAGCACTGGAAGCAGAGCTTAAGCAGATGCGGGAAGCTCTGGAGCAGGCGGAAACCGAAAAAGAAAAGCTGGAGAAAAAGGTTGATAAATTCAAAGGCAAGGCGGACAGAGCGGAAGAAGAAAAAGAGAAAGCAGTAAAGGAAGTAACTGACGAGAGAGATGACGCAATCAAGACTGCTGTAAATGAGGCGGTAGAAGAAACCTACAAGGAAGCCCAGAGGGCTGTAGAAGAAGAAATGGCAGAGCTCAGAAAGCAACTAAACTCAGCCGATCCGGCACTGGTGAAATTCAAGGAACGTTTTGACCGCCTGCAAATGTGTGTAGCAAGCATCAAGGAGGCGATAGAGGAAGTTGAAGACAAGCAGCAGCAGGAGAACATGAAAAAGGCCCTAAAGACTGCGCTGTCTCAGATACAGGAGGCAATATAATGCCGGGGAAGATACCAATAACAGAGACAGAATTCAAAGAACTCTGCGCCAAGCACACAAGGGAAGAAATAGCGCAAATAAAAGGGGCAACAGAAAATTGGGTATGGGCAAAAACGAAGGAGTACGGAGTGAAGCCCGTAGTGATATGCGAAATCTGCCAGAAAAGATTTACCCCGAAAGGGAGAGAAAAGTATTGCCCCGACTGCAGAACAGTGCCGAAAAAGAGAAGATGCAAACCCGCCTATAAACCAAAAGAAGAAAATATAAGGAAATCGAATGCCTTCGAGATTGAAAGGCGAATGCGCAAACAAGGTAAAAGCTATGCGGACTACCAGAAGGCTAAGACAATCGAAGAGTTCGCAAGAGTGGAGGTATAAATATGACAGAATGGAAACCGTATATGAACCCGGCAGCAGGTGAAAAGAAATACAGCCTGTACAAAACAATTGACCCTGATAAGCCTGACCATTCAGGCAACAGGCTAAACTACGGCGTGTGGTACAAAACGAGAAAAGAAGCGAAAGAAAGAGCGGAATACCTGAATGCTTTGGAGGGAAACAATGAAGAATAATCCGGCAAACGTGGCAAAAGACACTATGTGGCACTTTCTGATAGACGGAGGGCAAATAGCAAATGCCAAAGCTTTAAAGGAAGCAGTCTATGACCTTATAGGAATGACAACTCAGAAGAATGCAGGCCAGCGCAAAGCAAAAAAAGATATAGACTGGGATAAATACAGAAAACTACTGCCGTAAATGCGGGCAGGCAATTTTATGGAGAGAAGATGAAAAAAGTAAATAGAGCAAGGCTTAGAGGTAAGCCCCTAGATAAAGATTGCATATCAGCTAATACAACCACAGGTGAGTTTGGTGATTATGATTGCAGGGTTTACTGCTATGGATATACTGACTGCGAAACTGAAGAAACCCTAACAAAATGCAAAGAGTGTGGTGCGTTTGTATATAACGCAAAACCGTTGGAGGTGAGAAGATGAAAGCAATTAGAAAAAAGATTTTGCCAATATATTTTGATGCTGTGGAAAGCAGACAGAAAAATTTTGAGATCAGAAAAGACGATGATGATGTGCAGGTGGGCGATAAGTTGATTTTAGGAGAATGGAACGAAGAACAGCAATACTATACTGGCAGATTCGTCACGAGAAAAGTGAAGTACGTTTTGCGTAATGCGCCTGAATATGGGTTGAATGAGGGCTATTGCATTATTGGTTGGTAAAGGCAGGTGAGCAGGAATGAATGAATTAAGGCCTTGCCCTTTCTGTGGAAGTGATGATGTTGAGGTAGTGCAATTGATGCCTGATAGCAGTTTTATGACAGTGTGCAGCAAATGCCCAGCAAGTATTGGAGCTAAAACGAAAGACGAAGCTATAAACCTATGGAACAGGAGAGCGGGTAATGAAGATGAACAAGAAAGAAGCAATGGACAAGCTGTACGAGCATAAAAATATGCTTACATATCAACAATACCGGACCTTTAGGGGACAGATATGCTCAGGAGACATCGTAGGATTTCACAAAGGTTTAGATAGGATATTAAAAAGAAAAGGAGAGGTAAAATGTCAGAGATAAATATAGGAACAATAAATATTATTTTTAACAGCAATATGAATAGCGCGCAGGAAATGATACCGGCAGCGGAGCGTTGTGAAGACAGCCCAGCTAAAGCGCCGGTGAAAATTGTAACATGGGCAGACGGAACGGATGCGGAAATCGTCGCCATGGTAGAGGCTGCAGACAAGGGACTGATTGATTTGAAAGAATACTGGAATGTTGGAGATGTAAGAAAGATTATGCTGTCTGAGACAGAAGGCTGCGAATGGTATACGTCCCACAGCAGACAGGAGGCTGAATTCGTATTAATGAATGCAGACGGGAAGACATTGCTAATACCTACCGAGTCAGGCAGGACAACCTGTAGCTTTGTGGTTGGGTTGAAAGATTGTCTCAAAGAAGAGGACAAAATCAACAGAGAAGATACAAATGAAGGCGGCTGGGAAAGTTCAGATATAAGGGAATGGTGCAATGACTGGTTTGCACAGTCAATTCCCCAGACCCTGCAGCCGATATTCAAAAACTTTGTAAACAGTACATATGCAGACGGGAAGATTGTTGAAACGACAGACCTGTTTGCACTTCCGGCGGAGGTTGAGGTGTACGGAAGCACCGAATACTCTGCACAGGGAGAAGGCACACAGTTTGAATTCTATAAAAATCCGCTTAACAGAATTAAGTGTATAGGCTCCGGAGGATATCAGGCCAACTGGTGGGAGCGTTCTCCTCGTTCGAGCTATTCGACTATTTTCTGCATAGTCGACTCGAACGGCATCGCCGACTACCTCGGCGCGTCGTTCACTTATGGACTGGCCCCTTTCGGCTGTATCTAATATCAATTAATCAGCAGCGAATGCTGCAGGAAGGAATTAAAAAATGGAAAAATTAAAAGTAGGATCATCAACAAAACCGAACTTGGCGGCAGGAGCTATTGCCGGGATTGTAAGAAGAGATAAAAAATTAGAAATTCAGGCTATAGGAGCAGGAGCGGTTAATCAGTCGATTAAGGCAATAGCTGTAGCAAGAGGCTATGTAGCTACCGGTGGACTGGATATAATCTGCAGACCTGCATTTATAGATATCGACACAGGCGATAAGGAAACCACAGCTATAAGAATAATAGTCGAGGCAATTTGATGATCATCGGGACAAGCGAAGATGGCGCAGTACGCCAGTGCGAACATTGCCAAACCGTATACAAAGGAAGCCATTGCCCGCATTGCGCACTTGCGGCAATGAACAGGAATAAGAGGCCAAAGAAGAAAAAGAAGAAAACATACGCGCAAAAGCAGATTAAAAGCACTTTAGAACTTTCGAAAGAACAGGAGAAGTTCTTGAAGGAGCAGGAGGAATACAACAATAAATAACCATTAAGCAAGCCTGGGACAAGCAGCAAAAAGCAGTCCCAGGCATAACCAACGGAGGCGAAAATGGCTATAGACTACAAGATAACAGAACACATTGCAGAGCTCGGCGACAGATCCGGCGGCTGGAAACTGGAACTGAACAAAGTGAGCTGGAGTGGAAAAGCAGCAAAGTATGACATAAGAGCGTGGACTTCAGACCACGAAAAGATGAGCAAGGGAACAACCCTTTCAACAGAAGAAGCGAATGCATTATATGCAGCACTCAGAGAGGTGCTGTAAAGACAAAACGAAAAACTACTATATATAAGGTAAGAAGATGAGCTCGTATGTAGAGCAATCAAACTTGATTAGAATATTAAAACCGGAGCGAAAGATGAAATCAGCAGTAGCGATAAGAGAAAGATGGGTTGCAGGGAAGGTGATCGGCACCACCATAAAACTTCCTGCAGGTAACCACACAGGAAAAAGAGCAAAAAGAAGAAACATAACATCAGACATGGTAAGAAAAAACAATGACAGACTTGCAGAAAGAAATCTGACAATGCTGATTGACGCAAACTTCGGTGAAGGCGACGGCCATTACACATTGACATACGCAATAGCGCCCACACAAAAACAGGCGGCAAAAGACAGGGACAATTTTCTGAGGAGGCTAAGATATGCCATGCAGAAGCAAGGCAAGGAATTGAAGTACATAGCGGTAACTGAATATGAGAATAAGAGACCGCATCACCATATTATAATCAACAGCAACGATATGGATCTGATAAGAGAAAAATGGGGTAAAGGCCACGTGTACTGCTCGATGCTTGATGAGACCGGAGACTATCAGGAGTTAGCAGAATACCTGATAAAAGAAACTCGGAAGACATTCAGAGAGCCGGGGGCAGTTCATAAGAAAAGATATTCGCCGAGCGCAAATCTGGTTAAACCGGTAATCAAAAGACAGTATGTTGATATTGCAGAATTATTCGAAGCCCCAAAGCCTATCTCGGGATATTATATCCCGGAAGACAGAATAACCAGATATAAGCACCCCATAACAGAGATTGAGCATCTGGAGTACACAATGATTGCCCAAAAAGACCCACGGAAATACAAAGTGTGGCCAAAAGGTGAAGTAGTATCCTCAAGAGAATACTACAAGGCGAATTACGAGGAAGAACAGGAAGCCCTTATGCTTGATGACATATGGGCTGTCTTGGATTGCTGAAAGGAGAGTAAATGACAAAGCAGGATCTCAAAAACTATTACTGGCTTCAACACGAAATAAAGCAGCAAAAGGGAAGACTCGCTAGACTGAGAAAACGAGAAGAACGATCCGGAGAAGTGGTCGGAGACATTGTGAGCGACTATAAGACTGGCAAGGCTATACCGCTGCTTATACGAGGAATACCAACAACTGATTTTGAGTTGCCGATAATGATTCGCTTGCTGGAGACGGAGATTGAAAAAAATATTACAGAAGCGCAGCGCCTGGTGAAAGAAATAGAGAAATACATACAAACGGTGAACGACCCGAGAATGAGAGAACTCCTGCGCAGCAGATTCATAGACTGTTTAAGCTGGGAACGGGTGGGAAAGGCCAACCATATAAACCCGGACCACGCGAGAAAGCTTTTAAGAAATTTTATGAAAAATTAAAAGTTGCCCGCTTTTGCCCGGTTTTGATATGGTACACTTATATTGTCGAAGAGACTAAACGAACAAGGGAGTCGAAAGGACACTGCTTAGGCGGTGTTCTTTTATTATGCATATGGGAAAAATAAGAGGCACGTATGTGCAGACAGTAAAAGAGCTGGAGAAGATGAAGGCGTCCTCAGACAGGGTCATTCAGTCAACGTTGAATGACTTCAGGAAGCGAGGGCCTAGTTGGATTGCTGCAGAAGTAGCGCAGCACTACGGAATTAAAAAAAATGACATAAACCCCAATGTAAAAAACGGTGGCACAGCCGGCAAGATAAAGGTTGCAGGCAGAACTGTTGACTCTGTGAGAATTATATACAAAGGCAGAGTACTTACCCCTGTAAGGTTTGGAATGACACCCAAGACACCGAGAGCGTCATATACTCTTAAAACGGAGATAACCAAGGGCGGCAAGAAGACACTGGGCAAGGTCAAGAAGTTGACGAAGAAACAGAGACAGAACATCGGCCGGAACTTCACAAGGCAGGGGCAGAGGTCGAGCAATAAGAGTCCTGTGATGCTTATGTCCACAGGCAATGCGCACGCGGGTGGCACGAACTTCATCCCGTTTCAGCGCGTGAGCCACAGGAGGAACGACCTCAAGGCAATCAAGACATTATCCGTACCGCAGATGGTAAGTAACCCGCAGGTGGAGAAAAATATATACAGCAAGATAAGCAAGGAGCTGGGTAAGAGGTTTGAGCACTATACAGAAAGATATTTTAAATAATAAAATAATAAAAAACAGATTAAACAACGGAACTGTAAAAGTGAAAAGGTACTTTCAGAAAGCAAAAGTATCTGCGGTGCTCGCGATCCCAAAAAGCTGCTAGTTTTGAAAACTTTTTTTCGGGTCGTTTCGTTTCGCGGGCGGTGATTTCAGGAGGAGAAAAATGCAAAAAGATAATATCGAAATTAAGCTGAATGGGGGGGTACGACACCAGTACACTGCTCCTGCGACAAGCTTGTTAGCCTAGAGAAAATTTGCCCGAACCCACAAAATCCGAATAAGCATTCGGAGCAGCAGATTGAACTGCTTGCGAAAATCATAAAGGAGCAGGGCTGGCGGCAACCGGTAAAGGTAAGCAATCGGAGCGGTTATATCGTATCAGGTCACGGCAGATATCTTGCTGCAGAGCTGATGGGCGCCGAACGTGTGCCGGTAGATTATCAGGACTACGAAAGCGAAGAGCAGGAATATGCAGACCTATTGGCAGACAACAGAATTGCAGAGCTGGCAGAGATGGACAATGCCATGCTGGCGGAGCTTTTCGAAAAAATTGATCTAAGCGGATTCGACAGGGAGCTTACAGGCTATACGGAAGATGACTGGTCGGATATTCTAGATAGCTTTGATGAAGAGGCTGTCGACATTGAAGCAGCAGACGATGTGCTACCAGAGCTGCCGGATGAACCGTTTACGAAGCCGGGTGATATTTATCTTATTGGGAGACACCGACTTATATGCGGGGACTCGACAGAACCTGAAACGTATAAAAAGCTCATGGAAGAAGACAGGGCGCAACTGATAATAACCGATCCGCCGTATAATGTTGATTATGAAGGCAAAGCCGGCAAGATAGAAAACGATAACCTTGCATCTGATGAATTCAGACAGTTTCTGGGCAAAGCGTTTCAGTGCTTTTCTGAGTATTCACAGCCCGGAGCTGCAGCATACATCTTTCACGCAGACAAAGAGAGTGTGGCTTTTAAGACAGAGTTTGAAGAGGCTGGTTTTCTCGCAAAACAATGCCTGATATGGGCCAAAAATCATTTTGTTCTCGGCAGACAGGATTATCAATGGCAGCATGAGCCTTGTCTGTATGGCTGGAAAGACGGAGCAGGGCATTACTTCGCAGACGAAAGGACAAACAGCACAATGCTTAATCAGGCCAGCAGACCGGATTTCTTCGCCATGAATAGGGAGGAACTGATTGAGTTCCTTGAATGCGTATATGATGAGTTCGAACAGATACCCGGAACAATTATATACTGCGACAAGCCGCAGAGAAGCGATCTGCATCCGACAACAAAACCCGTGAAGCTGTTAGACAAACTTATAAAGAACAGCAGCAGGCAGGGCTGGATTGTGCTCGATGCCTTTTGTGGCAGCGGCAGTACACTGATTGCCTGCGAAGCAAGTGGCAGGTGCTGCAGAGCGATAGAATTGGATCCTCAGTTTTGCGATGTAATCGTAAAAAGATACATAGAGGTTACCGGAAAAAAGGATATATATTTATTGAGAAATGGGAAAAAGATTGCATATGAAGACATAGAAAACAGGAGCTAGATATGGCGGAACAAACGAAAAATCTGCAGAGCTCACAGGTAATAGCCAAAATTTTCGGCGTATCAGTGAGGCGCGTGGAACAACTTAACAAGGAGAAGATAATAAAAGGCGAAGGCAGTCCCTTAAAATTCGACTTGCTGCCAACAATCAAGGCGTATATAAAATACCTCTCCGAAAAAGCAAACAGCAAGGTTAAAAGCAGCGAAGACAGCAAAAATGAAAGTAAGAAACTCGACGGTGATGCTAGATACAAAGACGCAAAGGCGGAAATATATGAGCTTAAACTTAAAGAACTGAAAGGTGAAATGCACAAAGCAGAAGATGTTGAAGCCATAATGACTGACCACGTCTTGCAGCTACGCGCGATACTTATGAGTCTGCCCGGTAAGCTGGCAGTTGACTGCGCAGCCAGTGACAATGCTGCGGAGGTTGCTGAAATCATAAAAAGAGAGGTCTACAGGCTGCTTAAGGGACTATCGGAGTATGAATATGATGCGGAGGAATACAAGCGGAGAGTAAAGGAAAGAGAGGGCTGGGGTGAAGCCTCAGAAGAGTAAAAAACGCAAAAGACCTGTAGACAAAACCTTCGCCAAGGCTTTCAAGAATTACGAGCCTCCAGCAGACGTACCGGTATCGGAATGGGCTGAAAAAAACAGAATTCTCTCAAGAGAAAGTTCCGCGGAAGCAGGACCTTGGAGAAATGAAAGAACGCCGTATCTCGTGGAGATTATGAATGCGTTTACCGATCCGAAAGTGAGGGTGGAAACGTTTATGGCAGGCTCTCAGGTCGGCAAGTCAGAAGTTATTCTTAACCTGATAGGTCGCATAATAGATGAGGACCCGGGAAGCATACTGTACATACAGCCGACGCTTGACGATGCAAAGAAGTTTTCAAGGCTGAGAATTGCACCGATGATACGCGACTGCAAAGTACTGTCCAGGAAAGTGGCGGATATTAAGAGCAGAGATAGTGGCAACACCATGCTGCAGAAATCATTCGCAGGCGGAATGCTGACTATGGTCGGCTCAAATAGCGCCAGTGCCTTGGCGTCGACACCGGTTAGATACGTTGTCGGCGACGAAGTTGACAGATGGGCCCTGTCGGCAGGAACAGAAGGCGATCCGTGGAGGCTTGCAGAGGCAAGAACAAAGACGTTCTACAATGCAAAAATGGTTGCCGTATCGACGCCGACAATTAAGGGCACAAGCAAAATCGAACAGCTGTATAACGAGGGAACGCAGGAGAGATGGTGCACTGAATGTCCTAGCTGCGGAGAATGGCACGCCATAGTTTTTGACAACATCAAGTTTGACTATGAAACCATAAAAAAAGGCAAAAAGAAAGACTATATCGTAAAATCGGTTGAATGGTGTTGCCCGTCCTGCGGGTGTCTGATTACTGAAGAGGAGGCAAGAAAAGCACCTGCCAAATGGATTGCAAAATACCCTGATGCATACGAAAAAGGGAAGCGATCATTCTGGCTGAGCGGCTTCGCATCTCCATGGACTTCATGGGATAAGATTGTATATGCTTTCCTGTCGGCCACAGGCGACCCGCAGCAAATGAAAGTTGTATTTAATACAACGCTGGGAGAGCTGTGGGAAGACAGGGGCGACCTTGTCGATGAAGACGAGATGATGTCAAGGCGTGAAGAGTATGGCACGAGAGAGGATGGCTCGCCTATAGAGCTGCCGGAAGGCGTGCTTGTGCTGACCTGTGGAGTTGATACGCAGGGTGACAGACTTGAGTATGAAGTTGTAGGCCACGGGCATTACGGCGAAACATGGGGTATCAAGAAGGGTATACTGTACGGAGATCCTCATTATTCGGAAGTCTGGTCAAAGCTTGATGAAGTGATAGACAAAGTATATAAATTCAAAGACCCGGCCAAAGGTCTTAAGATGTCTGTTACATTCGTAGACAGCGGCGGCAACAAGACACAGGACGTGTACAGAGAATGCAAAAAAAGAATTAATAAAAAAGTATTTGCTATTAAGGGAAAAGGTGGCGACGGCATACCGTACACCAAGCCTCCGACTAAAGTCAATATAATGATCAACGGCAAGAAGATAGGCAAGGCGTGGCTCTACACTATAGGAGTTGATTCAGGCAAGGCGGAAATAATGAGTAATATTAAGGTTCAGGAAGCGGGGGCGAAATACTGCCACTTCCCAAGGGATGAACGCCGCGGTTACGATGCAACATTCTTCAGCGGCCTCCTGTCTGAGAAGCTGACACTCAAAACTTCTGGTGGCAAAACGCGATGGACGTGGGAAAAACTCCCCGGACATATCAGAAACGAAACGCTTGACTGCCGCAACTATGCGCTTGCAGCATTCAGGATGATAGACCCTGACCTTGATGCCATTGAGCGAAGAATGAAAGGTGCCCCTCAAGCTAGAGAAATGCCTAAAAGCAAGAGCAAAGTCAAAAGAAACAGCAATCTGTACTAGGAGGTAATATGCCAAGCAGAGAAGTAATAAAAACAAGACTGGAAACCAAAAAAGAGCAGCTGGAGCTTGCAAATGACGCGTATTCAAAACTACTTTCCGGACAGGTCCAGTCCTATGCAATAGGTAGCCGGAACCTGAGCAGGTTCGATCTGCCCAAGATAGAGGATAGTATAAAAAAGCTGGAAAAAGAAATTGATTCTCTCGAAGAACAGTTGCGAGGCGGCAAAAAAAGAAAAGCCGTAGGAGTGATTCCGAGAGATTTTTAAAGGCTGTGAAGCTCTGCTGTAAAAGGTGGAGCTTTTAGCATATAAGAGAGGTTGCTCCTTTCCTCTCTTATCTTAGGAGGAAAAATGCGAAAAAGAACAATTAACAGAGCAAGGCAAAGACCTGCATCGGCAGCATATAGAGTCGGAACTATACAGAATAAAGGCTATTCCAATGCAGGAGCGAGCAAGACAAAAAGAGCGCTCAAAGGGATGACCGCAACAAGCGGATCGCCTCATGAGGATATCAACGAGAATAATTATACCCTAAGACAGAGATCGAGAGCACTTGCCATGGGAGCGCCTATATGTGCCAGCGCAATCAAGACGAACAGGACGAACGTAATCGGAATAGGATTGCGGCTTAAAAGTGCAATCGACAGAGAAACGCTAGGAATGAGTCTTGATGCCGCAAAGGAATGGCAGAGAAGAACAGAGGCAGAATTCAGATTGTGGGCTACAAAGAAAAATACCTGTGATGCAACAGGCATAAATGACTTTTACGGAATTCAGCAGCTATGTCTTATGTCGGCACTGGCATCAGGTGATGTATTCGTTCTGATGAAGAGGAGAGCGGTTACACCTCTTAGTCCATACGGCTTAAGGCTTCACGTAATAGAAGCAGACCGGTGCAGAACACCAAGTGCAAATGCAGTCAGCTATGCCCTCAGCACAACAAAAGGTAAGGCCAAGAACGGAAATATTATATATGACGGCGTGGAAGTGGACTCAGAGGGAATGATTACTGCGTACTACATTGCAAATAATTATCCTTACGAGAGGACGACAGAGCCTACAGACTTTGTCAGAATTGAGGCTTACGGCGAGGAAACGGGTCTGCCGAACATTCTGCAGATAATGGAAAGTGAAAGACCTGAACAGTACAGAGGTGTTCCGTATCTGGCACAGGTAATAGAGCCGATGCTGCAGCTAAAAAGATACACAGAAGCGGAAATTACCGCTGCAGTTATTCAAAGCTTTATGACTGCCTTTGTTACAACCGAAGCAGGGGCGGATGACTTTCCATTCAATGAGGCCGGCGAGGACTACGTTGAAGAGGTGAGCAAAGATCCGAACGACTACGAAATGGGTCCGGGAACAATCAACGTTATGGAACCGGGAGAGGACATCAAGTTCAACACACCGACACATCCGGCAACGGCGTTCGATAAATTCGTCAGAGCCTTGTGCGTACAGATAGGTGCAGCTCTTGAAATACCCGCAGACTTGCTGTTGAAAGAATTCAACGCTTCATACTCTGCAAGCAGAGCGGCGCTTCTGGAGGCGTGGAAGGCTTTCAAAATGCGGAGAACGTGGATAGCCAACAGCTTGTGCAAGCCGGTATACGAAATATGGCTCACGGAAGCTGTAGCGTCAGGGCGAATATCCGCTCCGGGATTTCTGACAGATCCGATACTGAGACAGGCCTATCTTGAAAGTGAGTGGATAGGACCGTCACAGGGAATGCTGGATCCAACCAAGGAGATACAGGCAGCAGTTGACGCAATTGAAAATGGACTATCTACCCACGAACAGGAAGCTATTAAGCTTAACGGCAGTGAATTCGATACCAACATAGACAAGCTGCAGATAGAGAATGAAAAAATAAAAAATGCGAACAGCATAAAACAGGGAACAGGAGGAATGGAATGATTACATATAACCAGTATCTTGCCGAAAAAGGCGGGATGCACAACAGGAAACCTGCGAAAGCCTACAACATGATTATAGACGATGAAGGCGGAGCGGAAATCAGCATGTACGGTGACGTTGTAATGGAAACACCGCGAGACTGGTGGACGGGAGAAAAAATCGATGGTCTGTATATTGCAGCTGAAGATTTCCTTGCAGATCTTGAGGAGCTCAAAGACAAGGAAAACATAACAGTACACATCAACTCTGGCGGCGGTGACCTTTACGCAGGGCTTGCCATATACAACAGACTGAAAGCTTTAAAGGGCACAGTAACAACAATAAATGATGGGCTTGCGGCATCAGCAGCCAGCCTTATTTTTCAGGCCGGCGATGTGCGCAAGATGAACTCCGGCAGTAATCTTATGGCACACGGCGTGTCAGGGCTTCTGTGGGGCTTCTACAACGTTGAAGACCTGCAAGGTATAATCAAAGACTTTAAGGCCCACAACAAGGCTATAATTAACGTCTATGCCGAAGCTATGGGAACGACTTATGAAGAGGCCAGCCAGTTTGTGAAAGGTCAAAACTGGATGACGGGAAGCGAAGCTGTGGAAAAAGGCCTTGCTGATGAAGTGATAACGGAAAACGTCGAACCGAAAAACGGCCTTGTCGAAAAAATAATGAATAAAATTTACTCGGTATATGGAACACCTGAAAACATGGCAATAACGGAGGCGGTGCCACCGGTTGCAATAAAAAACAATCTCGGAGAAGGAGGAAATGAAGAGATGGACATCAAAGACGTAAAAGCATTGCGTGCAGCATTCCCGGAGCTGGTGGCACAGATTGAATCTGAAGCCATAGCGAATGCAAGAAAAGAAGGTGCCGATGCAGAAAGGGAGAGAATTAAAGCGATTGACGAAATTGAAAATGCAGTCGCAGATAAAAATCTTCTGGCAGAGGCTAAGTACGGAGACAGCCCTATGACGGCAGAGGAAATTGCAATGAAGGCTCTGCAGATGCAGGCAAAGACCGGTGCGAACGTACTTAACGCACTCAACGTGGATGCAAATGCATCGGGTGCAAACGGCGTAGGAACGCTGCCAGCAGAACCGGAGGATAAGCCGGCAGAGGACCCTGTTGCAGAGGCAAAAAGAATTGCAGAACTTGCAAAAAATATGAGGAGGAAATAAAAGATGACAAAAAGATACGACACTTACCCTGCTACAGAGTATGACGGACTGATATATGACATCAATCCGCCTGCAGATGTATTCACTGTAAAAATAAGAAAACAGTCTAGCGATGCAGCGACACTCAAAAGAGGAACTGTGCTTGCATTATCCACAGGAACGGCAGGCGATAACCTTATGGTTATGCTTGGAACAACTGCAGCAACAAATGAAACGCTGACTGCAAACTGCATTCTCGCAGAAGACGTTGAAGTTGGCACAACAGAAGATGCAGTTGCACTTGCATATAGAACCGGACACTTTGCGAGCAACAAACTGATCGTCGCATCCGGTAAGACATTTGGCGCAGCAGACAAAGAAGCGTTAAGAGATGTTGGAATTCTCATCTCGGAAGCAATGTAAGGAGGGATATCATGGCAATAGATTTTCTGAACACTTATCAGTTACTGCAGGCGGTTAAAGAACAGCCGCCAATGAGCACATTCTTAAGGGACAGATACTTCCCTACCAATGACGCGACCGACATATTCGCGACAACGAAAGTTCTGGTTGAATACAAAGACGGCAACAGAAAAGTCGCGCCGTTCGTATCACCAAGAAGAGGCGGAATCACAATCCTGAGAGACGGCTCAAAGATGAGAGAATACGAACCACCACTACTGGCACCGAGAAGAATGCTGACAATTGATGACCTAAAGAGAAGAGGCTTTGGCGAGGCCCTTATGAGCGATCTTACCCCGGAAGACAGAGAGGCAGCAATGACTCTAAATGACATTCAGGAACTCGGCGATATGATAACGAGACGTGAAGAGGTTATGGCAGCGGAAACTCTTATTAACAACAAGTGCACAATCAAGGAATATGCAGATGATCTCACTACCGTTGTCAGAGAAGATGAAATCAAGTTCTACGATGAAGCGACAAACCCTGCTTCGTACACTCCGACAACTAAATGGGGAACGACCGGCTGCGACATTCTCGGAGACATATACGCTATGATTCAGATGCTCGCAAAGAGAGGACTTCCGGCAAACGAGCTGCTGGTAGCGCCCGACGTAGCACAGCTCATAATTGGCGATGAAACGATCAAGAAACTTTTCGATATTAATAACTACAAACTTGGAACTCTTGAGCCGATACAGGAAGAGACAGGCGTATCAAGACTGGGAATAATCAATGTATACGGACCTGAAGTTACAATCTATACTGTAGCAGGAACGTACCAGGATGGAGATGGCACTGAGAAAGCGTTCTTCCCTGCCGGAAACGTTGTTCTGACTTCTCCTGCAGCCGGCAGGACAGTGTACGGCGCGGTTACTCAGCTGGAACAGATGGACGGAAATTTCCACACTTACGCAGAAAGAAGAGTTCCTAAATATATAGCGGATGCAGTCGGAAACACAAGATCGGCAACACTCTCATCAGCTCCGCTGCTTATCCCTAATCACATGAATCCATGGATCTCGTCTAAGGTTACAGCCTAGACCCGACCAGAAAGGAGCAGAAAATGATAAGAATTATCACAGACACGACCTTTGGATACCGCAAAGGCAAAACCATTGAGCCTAAAACCAAAGACAGCGAGCCTTTTGAGCTAACAAAAAAGCGTGAAAAAGAGCTTGTAGAGATGGGAATCGCAGAATACGTTGAAGAACAGGAAGAAAAAAAAGCGGATGACATGGAAGATGTGAAAGAAGATGCCACCGAGCAGGAAACCATTGAAGAGGAATCTGCAGATGAAAGCCAGGAGGAAGGCGGTGATGAACCGCAGGAATATACTTTTGAAGAGCTTGAAAGCCTTAAACTGGCCGAGCTCATAACTATAGCAGAGCTTCATGGAATCAAATACGAAAAAGGCACGAAGAAAGATGAATTCGTAAAAATCATATACGAAGCAATGAATGAAGACGATGAGGAAGATGTGCCTGATCTTACAGTGTAGATATGGGCTTCAAAGACATGGTAGAAAAAGATATCAAGGATGTATTTCTTGATATCGAATTTTTCGGCGAAAAACATCTCATAGAGGGCTCCGAAATTCTTATTGTAATAGATGACGACAAGCTGAAAGAAAAACAGGGAGGTCAGGACTTGGCTGTTGCTGAGTCCGCCTCTCTTTTCTACGCTTATGCCAAAGACCTGCCAAAGAGGAGATCTGCCGGCCAGTGCCTTAACATTGACCACAGGGACTACACGATAGATGACTGGTCAGAGGATATGGGAGTGGCGACAATCACTCTGAGAGAAAACCTTGCGTAAAGGAGAATTTATGACTATAGCAAATACAATGGACAGACTTGTAAAATGGACGGAAGAAAATATCTGCAGCAAAATTAAGCTGAAAGTTCCGCCGGAAGATATAGAAGCTGCGACAGATGCTGATTATGAATATAAAGAAGCATCGCCCGCCTGTTTCCCTATATATATTCCAACGAGGGACAAACTTCCGCCCGGTGCCGATTTTCCTATCCCATCTGTATGCATCAGGATATTAGACGGAACTGATTACCGCAATAGCGGGAGTTTAAATATCGAGATGAACCTGTCGTGCTGGAACCCGGGAACATATGGCAAAGATGTATTATTGCCAAACAATGAAAAGCCGGGAGAACACAGAGAATGGGCAGGAGAAGAGGCGGAGCAATATTACAAAAGAAACGCAGGCGGATGGCGCGATATCTGGAACTGGATAGACATAATTCTGAAAGAACTTGAGGCCACAACAGATATAGACGGAATCCCGATAGACAAGGAAGAAGGCATAAAATACGAGCCCTACAAGGAAGAAGGCGGCATAGCAGACTATTATCCGTTCTGGTACGCCACTGTTTCTTTTACGCTGAAGCGACGTTCGTCGCAGAATAAAAAAATTGATGAATATTTATAGAAGGAGGAGATAAAAAATGGCATATATGCATGGTACTTATGGTGAATTCGACAAGACCATAAATACAATACCCGTTAAATCCGGAACTATTCCGGTCTACATCGGGACAGCTCCGGTCAACCTCATAAGAAAATACTCCGGCAAGGGCATAGTCAATCAGCCAGTTAAAATCAGCAATCTCGCTGAAGCATATGAGAAGATAGGATATTCAAGTGACTGGAACAGCTTCACGCTGTGCGAAGCTATCAAGGCGCACTTCGACAATCCTATAGAAAATGCGGGACCTGTTGTTTTTATAAATGTGCTTGACCCGGAGTCGCACGTTGCTTCGCAGCAGAAAACTGTATCACTCACCTTTGCAAAAGGCAAGGCAAAAATTAAGAGCGACAAAATCATATTAGATACATTTGCCATTGCAGATAAGCTCGAGGGGACTGATTACACCCTTGAATACGATTTCGAAGCGGGCGAAACAATCATTAAGTCATCAACGCTAAGCGCGGCAACGGCGTCATACAAAGAGGTAACGCCTGATGCAGTTGATAAGGATGATATCATAGGCACTTCATCTGATGAGGGAGACTGTACAGGGCTTGGTGCAGTTAAGCTTGTATATCAGGAGCTTGGCCTTATAACCAATATAATCGCAGCTCCAGGCTTCAGCAGCACAAAAGAAGTATATGAGGCGATGATCAGCACAGCAAGCAAGATTAATGGACACTGGGACGCAATGGTTATTGCTGACCTGGACGCTACAACTACAACATCAATCGACAACGCTATCGAATGGAAAAAAGATAATGACTACGCAGAAGAAGTATCAAAAGTTTGCTGGCCGATGTGGAAAACAACCGAAGGAGATATCTACCACATATCAACGCTCACAGCGTGGCTGATGCTTGTTGTGGACACTCAGAACGACAGCGTGCCTATGGAAACACCATCTAACAAGCAGATCCCACCGGGCAAACAGTACTTCGGAGAGGACAGCACAAACAAAGGGTTTGATCAGGCAACAGCCAACAAGCTGAATGCTGCAGGCATAACAACTGCTGTATACTGGGGCGGATCCAACGTGCTGTGGGGACCGCATACTGCTGCGTATGAATATGGAACAGACATTGACAAAAGAGCCATATTCGACAACAGCATCAGAATGATGATGCACATATCGAATAAGTTCCAGGAGGAATGGGGACTGACAATAGACAAGCCTATGACAAAGGCTATGGCGGAAACCATCAGAAACAGAGAGCAGGAAAAAGTGGATGCCTTGAAAGCTAAAGGAGCACTCATCGGAGAACCGGTTGTTGAATTCGTCGAAACCGACAATCCTACAGAGGAACTTGTTGAGGGTAACTTCACATGGAGAAACAGACTTACTCCGACGCCACCGTTCAAGAGTGGCAAGATGAAAATTGCCTACACAACAGAGGGCTTCGAAACAGAATACGGAGGTGAAGAATAATGGTTAAAAACGGACCTATCCTTGCAAACACGCTATACGTTGATAATGTGCTTTCAGCAGAAGATGTTGAGTTCACGCTTCCGGCAATAGAAGCTACTACTGCAGACGTTGAAGCTATGGGCACAATGTCTTTCCCTATCTGGGCGCGTCTTGAAGATATGGAAGCCTCAATAACCAAGGTGGGACTTGACAAGGGCTTCTCAAGAATGATTGATGCAAGCATGAAAACGTATGAATTCAGATTCCCGCAGGAGACTATCGACGAGGCTGGAAACACCAAGATTGTAGCTTGCAAGGCATTCGTCAAGGGAATACCGGCATCGGTGCCCGAAATCGGAGTAGTTCCGGGTGAAGCCACAAGCTCGGAAGTCACAATTAAAGTGACCAGATACCAGCTGTTCGTGGACGGCAAGGAAGTTCACCTTGTGGACAGGCTTGCAGGTATCCTTAAAATCAATGGACACAACTATTCCTCAGGAGTAAAAAATCTGCTGTAAAAAATATGCCTCGCTCAACAAAAAGAGTGAGGCTTTTACAGCTTTTTGAAAGGAGCGGAAAATGAAAAAAACATTAACCCTGAAACGGCCAATCATTATCAATGGAACTGAACGTACAGAACTCAGCTATGACGTAGAGGCGATAACAACAGACCAGTACCTGAAGGCATGCTCGAAGGCAGCAGAGTCGGACAGAGGCATGATGTCAAAGCTTAAGCAGAAAGAGAACGACTATGCATTGCATATGTATCTGGGATATGAAGCAATTATAGCCTGCAATCCTGAAATTGATTATGAAGACCTCAAGAGAGCGTCAGGATTTGACGTGTTATCGTTTACTGATATTGGCTGGCTTTTTATTATGCGCACGCCGGGGGCAGCCTCAAAGGAGAACAACTCCGACGTGCAGTCAGAGAATTCGGAAGAACTTTCAACGCAGGAATCATCGAGCTCAGAAGAATGCGATTGATAGATTTCCTCACGGAATACGGTGAAGCAGCTGAAGAGGCTGCAGCCGAAAGAAAAAGAATTGAAAATCTAAAAAGAACAAAAGCATTCAAGAGAAAGAGATAGGAGGCAAAAATGAAAGGCAAAGTGTTGGAAACCGCCATATCTCTTGTCGGAAAGATAGACCCATCGCTGGAAAAGGCGATGACAGAAGTACAGAACCGACTCGAAGGAGTTAATGTAAAAGCATTAGCAGTTGGTGCCGCAGTAGGAACTGCTGTTGGAGTCGGCGTCGTAAAAGGCGGCAAATACCTTGCCCAGCTTGGCAATGACTACAACAAATCCCTGAATTCCCTGCAGGCGCAGACCGGAGCAACTGCTGCAGAAATGCAGGGCTTCGGAGATGTCATCAAAGACGTGTACAAGAACAATTACGGTGAAAACTTTGAAGAGGTTTCGGCAGGTGTATCGCAGATTACAAGAATGACAGGCTTGACTGGTGATGCGCTGCAGGCGACTACGGAGGGCGCTTTTGCGTTGTCCGACGCATTCGAGTACGACGTATCAGAGAGCGCCAGAGCTGCAAAAGCTATGATGACAAACTTCGGGGTTGAGGGCGAGGAAGCGATGAACTACATTGCATCCGGCGCACAGAACGGGCTTGACTTCTCCGGCGAGCTTCTTGACTCGGTAAGCGAGTATTCTGTTCAGTTCGCAAAGCTCGGCTTCTCTGCCGATGATATGTTTAACATATTCCAGCAGGGCGCAGACAGCGGCGCGTGGAACCTCGACAAAGTCGGCGATGCAATCAAAGAATTCTCAATTCGTTCGATAGACGGTTCGAACACTTCTGCAGAGGCCTTTAAGGCACTAGGCCTTGACGCCGATGAAATGTTTGAAATGTTCACCCGAGGCGGCGAAGATGCAAATAGCGCGTTCAAGGAAACCATAACCAGATTGATGGATATGGATGACAAGGTTGCGAGAGATGCAGCAGGCGTCGGACTGTTCGGCACTATGTGGGAAGATCTTGGAACAGATGCCATGCAGGCACTTGCCGATATGGAGAACGGAGCCTATGACGCAGGAGATGCCCTGAAGAGCATTCAGAATGTTAAATATAACGATCTTGACTCCGCTATGCAGGCTATAAGGCGTAACGTTGAAGTAGGCCTGCTTCCTATAGCCAGCGAACTCGCAAACAGGCTGATGGAGGCAACGCCGGAAATAACGGCAACGCTGGAAAAGGTTATACCTATAATCTCTACTGCGGCCGGAGTTGTATTTCCCATGCTTGGTGACGGAATCAACCTTGTGGCTGACGGCATAGGATTTGTATCGGATCACTTGAACATACTTGCTCCCATAGCAATGGGTGCAGCTGCAGCTTTCGGAGCCTTTAAGCTAGCAACGATTCTTTCGACAGCAGCAATGGGGCCTGCAACAGCAGCTCTGACAGTGTCAGGCGTGGCGACGGGAGCATGGACGACAGTATCGGGTCTTGCGACTACAGCGACCACAGCGCTTGGCGCAGCGTTCAGATTTATGACCGGGCCTATAGGTATAATAATCACAGTCATAGGAGCGGTAGTAGCCGCAGGCGTTGCATTGTACAAGAACTGGGACACAGTCAAGGCCAAAGCTGTAGCAGTTGGAAACTGGCTGAAAACAACGTGGACTAATGTCAGTACCTCGCTTAAGGGCATTGTTGACGGCATAAAAGAGCATTTCAGGGCAGGTTTCGCATCTCTTGTCGGGTATGTAAAAGCCCCAATCAATGCGGTTATAGGAGCAGTTAATGGTGTTGTATCCAGCATCAATGGGGTTGGTATCGACATCCCGGACTGGGTGCCGGTAATCGGCGGCAAGAGCTTTCGCGTTTCGATACCGAGCATACCGATGCTTGCTGCAGGTGGATTTACAGACGGCTTGTCAATAGCCGGCGAAGCAGGTACAGAGGCGGTTATAAGTTTTGACCCTCAATACAGAGATGAAAACATCAGCTACTGGGCAAAGGCAGGACAGATGCTTGGTGCAGATTCAAGTGACTATACGCTTGAAAGCAGCACCAGTGATTCCGGCGGGACAGTGGTAATAGAGAATATAACATTTGCTCCGCATATCACAGTCCAGGAAGGTGACAAGGACAGTGTCATCGAAGCAATAAGGGAGGAATACCCTGAATTCCTGGATATGCTTGAAGAATGGTTCGGAGGAAGAGGTGATTTTGAATATGTATAGAACCCCCTCATACTACGAGAATTACATAACGGAATATGGTGATACGTTCGACATAATAGCGTTCAAGTTCTATTACGATGAAATGCTGGCAAGCGAAATAATGCGGGCCAATCCGGACTATTGTGATGTGCTGGTATTCGACGAAGTCGTTCAGTTGCGAATCCCTATATTCGAAGAGGCAGACCTTCCTGACACCTTGCCACCGTGGAGGCAGTAATGATAGAAGTGAAATATAAGAATGAAGACATAACAGATGAGGTGTCCATTAATACATGCTACCACGATATGTATGCGGAGGGACAGGCGGACACCCTGACCGTTATATTCAACGACACAGAGCATCTCTGGGACATATGGCAGCCGAAGACTGATGATGAAATCGCAGTAGAATACGGTGCTATCAAGACGGGCAAAATGTTCATAAGACGAATGACAGCTGCCAACGGCCTGTTCAGAATTATCGCAACATCAATCCCTGCATCTGCACTGGATCGCAAGTCTAAGGCATGGCAGAAGGTGAAATTCAAGAAGATTGCAGAGGAAATTGCAAAAGCACATGACCTATCCTTTGAAAGCTATGGCATAAAGGATATAACCTACAGCTATATACAGCAGAAGAACGAAAGCGACTTTTCGTTCCTAAACAGATTATGCGTTCTTGAGGGGTGCGCTTTTCTCGTGTATGACGGCACCTTGGTGCTGTATTCGTATGAATATATGGAAGAGAAAAGCAGTGAGGAAACTATGTATCTGGGCGAGGATAGCGACTACGCATATACTGACAAGTCCGACGAACTATATGGTAAGTGCAAAATCGAACAGGGTAGCTTCAAGGGCAGCGGCAAAGAGGATAACGGTTCGAACAAGGTGCTTGTGCCTAAAATTAAAGTTACGGTCAACAGCAAAGAGGAGGCCGGCAGATATGCGAAGAATATCCTCAGACACGCAAATCGAAATGCAAGAGCAGGATATTTCTACGGCGAGATAGAAACCGGATATGCCCCGGGCAGCGTGACAAATATTGAAAATGAAAGGGCACCGTCGTGGGACGGAAAAGTATTCATCGAACACATCAGAAATGATTACGGCAAGGGCTTCGCGAAGGTGTTCTTCAGGAGGTTATAATGGCAGAGATTGATAAAGGAATGATATCAGCGCTCAAAGATGGCGGAGCCAAGGCAGAGGTTATTCCGTCCAATGCAAAGGATTCGGTAACAGCGCCGCTTACGGTGCCGGTGCTTCTGAGGGGCAATCTGAGCGTGAACACCGAAGTTGTATATGCGATGTTCGAGGACAACACCGGAATTATAATCGACAGACTCGACGGCAAAAACACACATAAACATGAATATACTCATGGTGGCACATCGAGCGGTACAGATAAAACCGGCGATCCGGTATAAGGAGAAAAAAGATGTCAACAGTAGCAAAATGGCATGGAGTGTACTTCAAGGTGTCCAGCTCCAAGGTAAACCCGATAACCGACTTCTCAACATCTTATGCAATCAAGACCGACGAGAACAAAGACACATCGGGTAAGAAAAAGAGCAATACAAGAGGCAGAGCTGCAGAAGAACCGTCATTCTCAGTTAAGTACCTTGCAGCTGCAGGAGCAAAACCGAGAAACGAATTCACAAAGTGGCGCTCAAGAGTCGGGAAAAAAGACTATCTTTACATAGGGAAAACTAAGTATGGCACTCATAAGTACAAGCTCATGAGTGTGGATATATCAGATGTTCTGCTTGATAACAAAGGCAGAACAATACAGGCAGTAGTAACGCTCCACTTCAAAGAAATCATACCAAAGAAGAAAAAGACGAAGAATAAAAAAGGTGATAAAAAAAGCGCCAAAAACGCAAAGGCAAACAAGAGTGATAAAAAGAACAAGAACCCTTATAAGAATAAAAAGAAGTAGGTAGAGAATGAGAAAAGAAGGAAACGGAAGCCCGGAAGTCTGCGCCGAAAATCTGATGAATACCGTAAGAGGTGAATGCGCCTACGACAGAGTGAAAGGCATTAATGCAAGGATTATTGATATGCTTGCAGAAGAAGCTGAATTCGAAGCCCAGGAGGATGCACGCTGGAACGTGGAAACCTATGAGACAAGAATAGATGTTGAAGAGGTTGGCGTAAACGTGGAAATCGGCCCGGAGGGAGAATTCAGCATAGAGCTTGAAATAGCAGAAAGTGAAGAGGAAGAAGATGACGATGACGAGTAGCAGGGAGGTGAATGTATGGCAGAAAGATTTGATTTTCTCGAGACGGACTCCAAGACGATATATGACAGCATACTCGACTTCGTAATGGACGAGGTTGACGAACCGCTGTATCCGGGAGATGAAAGAAGAATATTCCTGGAGGCTGTGATACTTGTACTCGTGCAGGTATATAACAACATGAACGATACTGCAAAGCAGAAGATGCTGCAGTATGCAAGAGGGTATGTTCTCGACGCTCTCGGCGAGCAAAAAAACACAAAAAGACTTGAAGCTTCACCAGCAAGCGATACTTTCAGATTCACCTTGTCGGCGACACAATCTGTAAATACAATCATTCCGGAAGGGACAAGAATAACTCCTGACGGCGAAATTTACTTTGCAACCACAGCAGCAGCTGTTTTGCAGGCCGGAAGCCTTTACGTTGACGTGCGGGCAGAATGCATGACAGCCGGCGAGGAATATAACGGATTGCCCGCAGGCAGTGTAAACGTTCTGGTAGACCTTATTCCGTATGTAGCGACAGTTGAAAATCTGAACAGTACATCGGGAGGGGACGACGGAGAACCTTATCCGTGGGAAGACGGCGGTGCCGGCGATGAGAGATACAGAGAAAGAATTCAGCTTGTTTCAGGCTCGTATTCGGTAGCAGCGACGGAGTCATCGATAAGATACTTCGCTCTATCCGCAGATCCGGACATTATAGACGTATCCGTTGGCAGCCCAGAGGGTAATCAGATAAATATATATCCTTTGATGAAGGGCGGAGCTGTTCCCACAGAGGACGATCTAAAGAAAATACAGGCGGTGTTCGGTGACGATGTGCGGCTTATGACTGACGTTATAACCGTTAAAGCCCCAACACAGAAAACGTATGACATAACGCTGAAGTATTACTGCACGCTGGATAACGAAGCGCAGGCGGCCGAAACCGTAGAAGCGGCTGGCGGAGCAATAGATCTGTACAAGGAGTGGCAATGCGGAGCTCTGGGCAGGGACATCAATCCGGACTATCTGAAGAAGCTGATCCTTGCACCTGCAGACGGAACATCTGCAGTGGATAGAGTTGATATAACGGCGCCTGTATTCACAAGCCTTGACGACGATGAAGTGGCAAAATTCAGTGGGCAAATCGCAGTCACTCGCGGTAGAAGTTAGGAGTGCATTATGAAGCTTAATGATATTAATTTTATAGAACTCCTGCCGAAATTTATGCAGGACGATGATTTCAACATTGGGCTGGCGAATGGTATCGACGACTTCATCGGAAAGCTCAAGGCAACATTTGATACATTTTCCGTGTGGGATCGCGTCGATGAACTCACTGAAGATGAACTGGACAAGCTTGCGTGGGAATTGAATATCGAATGGTACAGACAGGCTGCAAGCGTAGAAGTAAAAAGACAGCTTATCAAGGACAGTAGCTTCACGCATTCAAAACGCGGGACAAAGTGGGCCGTCGAAAAAGTAATAAACACGTACTTCGGAGACGGATACATCCAGGAATGGTTCGAATATGAAGGAGAACCGGGACACTTCAAGGTGTTCAGCTCAAACCCCACAATTACAGATGAGAAGCTGCAGGAGTTCCTTGAGGTACTGAACAAGGTAAAGCGAGCCAGTTCGCACCTTGACGGGATAACGATATCACTGACAGGGCAGATGAAGCTTCATGCCGGCGTGGGATACAAAGAAACGAGCTTCGAGACGATAAGACTCGGAAAAAGAACTTAGGAGGAAAGAATATGTCAGCTTTTTTTGACAACAGTATAACTGATGGTGGCCGGCAATTATATGCAGAAATGCAGGCTGGCGGTACATTCGTTCCAACCAGAATAGTGATAGGATCGGGCTATCTGCCGACTGGCAAAACGACCCGAACTGTTACATCTGTGGCAGAGCCGGTCAAAAGCATAGAACTAAATAAAAAAGAAAAATTAAATGATGGCGATTTCGTTATCGGAGGCGTATTCACGAACGAGGACATAACGGCAGCGTTCTATTACAGAGAACTCGCCCTGTATGCGAAAGTTGTGAGAACGGACGAAACGGAAACCGCAGAAACGCTGTATTCGTACGGTAATGCAGGAGCCAACGCAGAACTGATACCGGCATACAGTACAGACACTGCAATTGAAAGACAGTTAGACATTCTGACGTATATAGGAAACGATGCCACCGTAAAAATTGAAGTGGAAACGGGCGTGTACGTTTCCAAGAATACATATGATGCAGATATGGCGACAATCAAAAGAAACATTAAAAACGGCATCTTGATATTCGAGGACGTATACGTTGCATCCAGCGCATTCACAGATGATACAGAATATGAAGGATACCCTTACAAGGCAGATATAACCTGCGAAGGGGTGACAGCGGGCTATATCCCAGACGTAATATTTTCAAACGAAGATGTTCTGAGCGGTACGTTGGCACCATCGGCTGAAGCTGGAAGCAATATTGTAACTATATATGCAAGCGAAATTCCGGAAACTCCAATAACAATCCCTGTGATTGAATGTAGAAGGGCTGGCTCTGATGCAGGAGGCAGTGAACCGGATGAACCAGGAGGTGAGATAAGCGATGAAGACATAGCAACAGACGAGGAAGTGCAAGACATGATTGATTCAATTTTTAATTAACAGGAGAAAAAAGAAAATGGCAATTACAGCGGAAAAATTATTAAAGTTATCACAGTTTAAGGCGGGACTGCAGAGAGCGAAAAGCTATACAGACGGTGAAGTAACCAAAGTGAAGGATCTTGTGGGCTCCCTGCCGGAAGGCACAGAGGCTACTACAGTTGTTGAATATGTCAACAAGAAAACCGAAGGCATTGCAACAGATGCCGCACTGTCTGAACTCCAGACGCAGGTAAACACAAACAAAACAGATATTGCAACACTGAACGGCACAGGTACTGGTTCGGTCAAGAAATCTGTTGATGATGCACTCAATGAATTTGCAACAAAAGTTTCAAACGATGACGTGGTTAACACATATAAGGAATTAGTTGACTGGGCAGCTGAGCACGGTCCTGAAGCTGCGGCTATGGCAGGAAAAATTACCGCCAATGAAGAAGCCATAAAGAAAAAAGCAAATTCTGCTACTACACTGGAAGGCTACGGTATCAGCGATGCATACACCAAGACAGCTGCGGACGCAAAGACAAAAGAAATTATAGGAACCGAAATCACAGTAACTGTAGCTACTGATGCGGAAGTGACAGCAGCTTGCAACGAAGTGTTTGGCGCGGCATAATCTGCATTTTGCAACAAAATATTTGGCACAGCGTAAGCTGTGCCTTTTTCCACATAGGAGGAACAAATGATTAATTTAGACAAAGCGTTAACTCTTGCCCTGTTAAGTAAGGTTTGCACAATAGTTAAAACCTACGTCGACAATAAAATATCCGCGCTCGCAACAAGCCTGCAGGACATACTGGAGGATGTTGACACAGAAATTGACAACAAGGTAATTGCTTTTCGCAATGTGTCTGTAGCGTTATCGACATGGGCATCTGATGCGACATACTCAGATTATCCGTATAGGGCATCTATAACATGCGCAGGGGTGACAGCTGATTATATCCCAGATGTTATATTCGGCGAAACTGACTCTGAGTCAGGAAATTTCGCAGCGATGTCTGAGACAGCGAACAATACCGTATACATATACGCGAAGCAGAAGCCTGCAGCATCAATTACATTACTAACCATAGAATGCAGAAAGGCGGTGACAAAGTAATGCGAGGAAAAACAAACGTAGACCCATTTGCGGGGAAAGGGGTAAACACCAGAACCGTCAGAGCGACAAATCTTACAGTTCCGGTGTCTGTCTGGAGCGAAGAGACAAACCCGACAGTTGCAGGCTATCCGTGGAAGGCAGAAGTAACAGTAAGCGGAGTCGACTCAACGTATAAACCAAGTAATCTGGTATCCTTGACCGATGGCTTTATGGACCTGCTGTATGACTTTGCGACGACAGCGACAAACAAGCTGATACTCTATGCGTCGGAAAAGCCTACGTCGCAGGCAATTATCGACAGCGTAGACTTCACAAAGGTGGTGAGCTAAATGCTAGGAAGAATAAAAAACGCAAAACCTGAAGAGGAAATAACGGTAACAGCTGGGACAGAAGCAAAAGAAGTACTTCCCTCATCGGGCAAGACGATTAAGAAGGCAACCGTAAACCCTACGCCGTCACAGACAAAATCAGTAACTCCCTCTGCTTCACAGAAGATAGTAACGCCCGACAGCGGTAAATTACTAAACAAAGTAACAGTAGCAGGAGATAGCGACCTGGTAGCAGGGAACATTAAAAAAGATGTAAACATTTTCGGAGTTACAGGAACCTTTGACGGTGAAGAAATAGTCAATGGGATAATTGAGGAATATTGTTCGTATTACAATGATATAAGTCCTAATACTTTTGTAGAGTATTTAGGGGAATTATCATACGCATACACTAATAGACAGGAAACTCAACTATATTCAAGCAATGAGAACTTTTACGCACCTGTTGCAGTTCAGCTAAATGACAATACTGTTGTAATAGCTGTATACAAACATTCTTCATATACGAGTGATACTTATTTAAATTATGTAGCACTAACTTTTGATATGAGCAGTAACACTATTAACGTGGGTTCTTTATTATCTACAAGTACTACTGATAGTTATTTGCAAAGTGACAAGGTACATCTTGTACGAATAAACAACAACACATTTGGTCTTGTGTATGATAGGCACGAACAATCTTTTAGGGAATACACACGTTATGTTTATTGCGATATTTTCTCTGTATCATCAAATACAATTACTTTACTAGAAAGGGAACAGCAATTATATGCAAGTGCTTCAAGCTCTTCTATGACAAGCACCCGACTTGGTATGAGTGTGGCTGAGATAACGGATAATTACATATTGGTAGTTACTCCGATAAGCTATAGCTCATCTTTTACAGGCTCAAGCGAGTTTAGAGTTATAGTATGTAACATTACTAGTGCAGGGACATTAAATGTTGTAAAATATTACGATTTTAATGTTTCTACAATTACTACTATAAGAACCTTATATTTAGAGATACTCTCTGCCGGTTTTTCGCTGTGTAAAATATCGCAAAATAAATATATATGGTGTTGTAGAGATACTAGTGGTACATACAAACAAACGTATTATTTCTTTTTGATTAATGTATCTTCAGATTATAATACCATATCAATTAATTATGTAACGAATAATACATACGACTCAACATATTCCGTAATATTATATTTATCCAAAAATCTTACGGACAATAATTATTGTTACGTTTTAATTAATAAAAATGAAAGTAATTATTCTATAGCAGGTACACCTGTATTTTCTACAATACATTACGATGTAAGTAATGACACTATTACACTGGGAACGGTAGTAACACCCGCTATCGAATGGAGTAAAAGTAATCAATTTATTTGGGTAGCTGTCAAGAATATTTATGGAATGTTTGGAAGTTCCTATCGAGCAGGAACACCTGAAACAAGTATTGTGTATGGACATCGTATAGACAGTAATGGTGTACTAACATTTATTACGGTTGTTAAAAATGGTACAGAAACATACGGCACTGCCGAAATAATACCTTTAATTTTTAACGCACAGCTTAATAAAACACTATTATTACAATGGAGAAGTAGTTATGCAACATTGTACAATGTATATCTTGAACCATTCAATGCTGTAAAAAGAATTAAAGAAAGCGAAAGTGAGATTTTCGGTTTAACGAAAACAAAATGCAAAACAAAAGAAGCAGGTAAAGTATGGGTATTAAATAAAACAACGGAGGTGTAATATATGATAATTATCACAAACATATCGGACAATACAATGATGCAAATAGCTAATGATACTACAGATAAACCATCACCTAATGAAGCTGTTACTAAGACGGGCAACAGCAACTTAGGTGTGTGGTCTAATGGCTATCCAGTATTGATAGAAGAAAACATTGCCTTTCCAACAGACAGTGTGAATATTTATCAGAATATAGCTGTATCGGAAGAAATTAAGAATAACCAATATAAATACTGCTACACAGAGGAACAGGGTTTCTATGAGAATCCAAATTATGTAGAACCCGACCCAACAAACACATATGGTATTCCTGATGAGACCTATCATGCTATCATAGACGACTACACAGCAGAATTGTTTGGAGGTGAAGACGATGAGTAGAAAGGTGGAAAGCTTGAAAAGACTGTTCAAGGCCGGAAGAATAACAGAGGCGAGACTTCGCAAGCTCCTTGTAGCATCAGAGATTACCCAGGAAGAATTCGAGTATATTATAGGAGAATAAAATGAAAAAACACAAAAATCTATGGGGGGGGGCGGCCCTTAATCGCTTAATCGCCCCTTGGAGGTGCATATGTGGGGACAGATAAAAAAGAGAGGTGGAGGCATTAAGGCATTCCCGACAGAAATGTATGTTGCCACAGCACCGAATAAGACGTCATACAAGGCGGGAGAAACGCTTGCAACAACAGGAATGGTTGTTAAGGTCAAATTCTCAGACAATACCGAGAAAGATATAACATCTGAGTGCACGTTTTCACCTGCCGCAGGAACAGTTATATATGAGAATACAACCAAAATAGATATAAGCTGGGAGTGGAACGAGCTGGGAGCTGCAATTGCATACTCAGCAGAACAGCCTATAACGGTACAGAGAGTGTTAAGCTCAATCGCCGTTACAACGCAACCAACCAAAACTTCATACTATAAAAATGAAACTCTTAGCCTTGCCGGAATGGTTGTTAAGGGAACGTTTAACTCGGGAGCGGTTGCAGTTGTTACAGGCTGGACAACCAGCCCTGCAAGTGGAGCAACACTGTCTACCCTCGGAACCCAGACAGTGACGGTATCATACACCGAAAATGGAGTAACGAAGACAGCATCATTCACAGTACAGGTGAATGTGAAGATTGTAACCTGGGCTGCCGGCACGGATGCAGAGATTGTCTCAATGGTAGAGGCTGCAGACAAAGGATTGATTACTTTGTCAGACTATTGGACGGTGGGAGATGAGCGGTCTGTGAGCCTGTCTGCTATGGCAGCCACAGGAGTAGGCGAAAGCCACGTAGCACAGACTGCGAAGTTCGTGCTAATGAACGCCGGCGGAAAGGACCTTGTGACAGCGACTGAGTCAGGCAAGACAACCTGCAGCTTCATAGTCGGGTTAAAGGACTGCCTGAATGAAGCAGGATACATGAATTCGTCAAACACCAACGCGAACGGCTGGGACGGCTGCGCAAGGAGAACGTGGTGTAACAGCGTGTTCAGAAACGCAATCCCGTCAGCGCTGAGAGGAATATTCAAGCAGCATAAAAATAAGGCTTCTGCAGGAAGCGGCAGTTCGACGATAAAAACATCTAACGACTATTTCGCGCTGCCGGCAGAAATTGAAGTGTTCGGAACCAGGAGTTACTCAGCTTCGGGTGAAGGTTCGCAGTTCAAATACTACGAGACAGCATCGAACAGAATTAAGAATGTTAATGGAAGCGCGGCCATCTGGTGGGAGCGTTCTCCTCGTTCGAGCGATTCGACTCGTTTCTGCTTAGTCGGCTCGAACGGCAACGCCAACACCGGCACCGGCGCGTCGAACACTATTGGACTGGCCCCTTTCGGCTGTATCTAATATCGCATAATCGGCAGCGAATGCTGCCGGAAAGGAGAACAGCTTGAGCGTACCAACGTGGAAGAGGTCCACTTCATCTGCAGACTATATATACTACTGCTTTGAGCTGAACTGCAAGCTTGGCGAGATAGTAATGAAGAAAGAAACGAAATATAGAAAAACATACGGCGACCATCTGATCAAGACAGGGCTTGAAGCTCTGTCACATCTGCAGGTCGCCAATTCTATATTCATTGGCAAGACCGCAACGGAAGCTGAATTCAGACAAAGACGTGCACATCTCAAAGAAGCCGTAGGACTTCTTGAACATCTGTCAACGACAGCGTACATATTCATCGAGCTTGTCCGTAACAATGGACAGGAGTCAAACCAGAAGCTCAACAATCAGGAGGAATATATAGGCTCCAAGGTTGAGGCGATAATCAGGAAGACCAAAGGCATAATAAAGAACGATGCGCAAATTTATAAAAAGTATATTAAGTAATTAATATAGCGGTTATGTTCTGCTTAAGCGCGGCCAACTGGTGGGAGCGTTCTCCTAATTCGAGCAATTCGACTAATTTCTGCAAAGTCAACTCGAACGGCAACGCCAACAACAACAACGCGTCGAACACTAATGGACTGGCCCCTTTCGGATATATCTGTTTTGGCAGGAAAAGTAGCGAAAGCGAAATTAAAGCCATGAAAAATGAAAAGATACAGGAGAACAATAACCGGGGCGAAAGCCGAAATTGCGCCGTAGTCTGCACCTCAGAGGAGACTGCAGCGGCGGGAGCACCGCATACGGCGCCAACAATTAATGACGTTATATCATTTGACAAAATTCTGCAGGCGGGCATAGCCTGCTGCAGGGGGACGCGATGGAAAGCATCAACGCAGATGTTTGAAGTAAACGTGCTGCGATGGGCAGCAAGCCTGTCCCGGGACCTGCAGGAAGAAGAATATGAAAGCAGAGGATTTAACACCTTTGAGATCAGCGAGCGTGGTAAACGCAGAAAGATCCAGTCGGTGCACATATCAGAGCGAACGGTTCAAAAGTCGCTTTGCAACAATGCCTTGAAGCCGGCACTCACACCTAAGATGATATATGACAACTCGGCTACGCTGAAAGGCAAAGGCACAGAGTTCGCTATAGACAGACTGAAAGAGCACCTGCACAGGCATTATAGAAAACACGGACTAAAGGGTGGAATACTCATTATCGATTTTAAAGGATACTTCCCAAGCATTCCTCACGACAAGCTGATAAAAATGCTGTCTGCAGAAATTGAGGACGAAAAAGTAATGAAGCTTGCAGCGTACTTTGTAAACTGCTTTGACGGCGACAGAGGCCTTGGCCTTGGCAGTGAGATATCTCAGATATCAGCCATATTTTACCCAACGTATAAGCTGGATAAATACATTAAGGAACAGCTGCATATTAAGGGGTATGGACGATATAACGATGACAGCTATCTCATTCATGAAGATATTGAACATCTGAAACATTGTCTGCAGGAGATAGATAATCGCTGTCAGGAACTTGGAATAACGCTCAATGCAAAAAGAGTGAAGCTTATAAAGTTCAAGGACAGACAGGTGTTCACATTCCTTAAGAAAAGATTTCTACTGACTGTTTCAGGCAAGGTCGTGGTCAGGCTGTCGAAGAAGAATATCGTGAACCAGCGGAGAAGACTGAGAAAGTACAGGAAGCTCCTTGACGCAGGAGAAATAAAGGAAGAATCCATAATCCAGTCGTATGACTGCTGGCGAAGCTACGCGGAGAAATACAATTCCGAAATGACAGCGAGAAATATGGACAGGACATTCAAAGAATTATTCGGAAAAGAAATGCACAGGGAAGTAATGCGAAGAATGGAAAAGAGAAAAAGGAGGCGGAAAAATGACGGATGAACAGGTAACAAAACAGTTCAAAATATTAGAAGATAAATACAATGACAAGTTCAAAAGGATAGATGATGCCCTAAGGCTTCTAATAGAGGGGAATTCAAATGCCATAGATGATATCGTGGTATCAATGCTGGGAGGTGACGAGATTGTATAGCAGACTTAAAAGACTGTATGAAGAAGGCAGGATTGATTCCAATGGTCTGCAGAACGCAGTCAATAGAGGGTGGATAACTCCGGAGGAAAAAAATGAAATCGAAAACGGAAACAGTAGCAGCGCTGATCAGAGTTAACCATGAGCTGCTAGAGCTTGTAGATAATCTGTACCTGCTGCTGCAGGAGCATATATCTGTAGAGCAGGCAATGGACATTGAAGCAAGAATTGATGAAATTAAAGAGACCGATTACTGAGGAGGTAAAAAATGATTAAATGCGGATGGGCCTCTCAGGACGAGAGAGGCAGAGCCAGCGGTGGCAAGGCCGGCGATCAGACCGGCAGAGAAGTCAAAGTTGGCACATGGTATAACTTCGGACAGAATTGCGTAATCAGATTCAAAAAAGCAGATGAAGGCAGGAAGTTTGCAAGGGTTATAAAGTCGCTATGCAATAACGATTGCGTGGGCTATGACCAGTCCCAGAGGACAACTCTATATGAAGAGCTAAAAAAGCAGGCCTTTGATTATACAAAGCTGAAGACAAAATGCGAAACAGATTGCTCCGCAATGATTGCTGCAGCTCTTGCGTGCATCGGAGTTAAGATATCGAAGAATGCTTGGACGGGAAACCTTGTTCCTCTGTGCAGAGCAACGGGCAAGTTCACGTTCCATACCGATGCCAAGTATCTTACATCAGACAAGTATCTGAAGACTGGAGACATTGTCCTTAATACCGCAGCACACGTTATAACAGCCCTTGAAGACGGTAAAGCGGCGAAGAAAAAAACGGTCAAAAAACCGAAAGTGAGTTATGCCGGCAAACTCCCGAAGCTTCCGCCGAAAGGATACATACAGAAAGGTGACACCGGGAGCAATGTAAAGCTGCTCCAGAGCTTCCTGAAGTGGTACGGAACATACACCGGAAGCATAGACGGCTCTGCAGGACCGAAAACAGATACGGCGATCAGAGACTTCCAGAGAAGTGAGAAGATAGCTATAGACGGAAGTTTCGGCAAGAAGTCGCTCGCAAAGGCAAAGGAGTACATATGAAAAAGGAATTTTCACAGTTGTTAGTCGCCTTGGTTGTAACGTTCGCCTGCTTGTGCGTCATCGCATACTACGTGGCTATATTTGTAGGCAAGGATTGTGATAGCGCCATAGGCGTAACGGCGCTTGGAACGATTGTAGGAGGCGTGCTGTCGTACCTGCTCTATCAGTTAGGACTGAAGAACAGCCGTAATAGATATGGAATAGACGCAGACGGACAGCCGTATAAAACAAAAATTGAGGAGGAAGAAGATGATTGACTGGACAGAAGTAATAATCGGGATCTGCAGTATAGTAATCACGGGAATAATGATCCCACTGATTAATGCGAAAAGGAAGGAAGTAAAAAACAGACTGACGGATGACCAACTCGAAGCAGTAGAATACTGGACAGAGGTCGGAGTACGCTGGGCAAAGCAGTGGCTCTGGTCAGAGTCAGGTCAGAAGAAGAAAGCCGAGGTTACAGACTTCCTCAATAAGAAGCTAGCAGAGCTGAACCTCAATATGACAGCAGAGGACATAGACAAAATAATAGAAGCTATATATGAGAGAGTGAAAGCAGAGAGTGAATAATGGAAACAGTAAGCACAATATTAAGCTTCATCGTTCTTCTGGGAGCTGCAGCGGCGGTAATCTTCAAGCTGATTAAGCCAACAGTGGACATCAGAAAAATGGTGAAAGACCACGATGACAGATTGAAACGGATTGAGCGCCACGAGAAGAATGACCTGCAGGCGCTGGACCACATACAGTACCTGCAGAAAAAGCAGATGCAGATGATGGTTGCGCTGCTCAATCATTCAATCGACGGAAACGGAATCGCCCAGATGAAAGCAACAAGAGATGAGATGATAGATCTCATAGCAGAAGAATAGAATAACAAGATATATATTGACACATAGCCCTCTGCCGCATAGAGGGCTTTTTATTTGCAAAAAAATTAAAAAATATATAAAAAACAGTTGACATACCACTCAATGAGTGGTAATATATAATCACAGGGATGATAAAGCCCGAGTAAGTTGGCAAGTGACGGAAAGGAGAACAAAATGGAACAGGGAATGACAAATGAACAGTTTAAGAAGGTCTTGAAGATGATTATAACAATCATCGAAGACAGCAAGTCGAAAGACGAAGCTGTTGAAAAAATAAAAGCCCTACTCGATGAGTAAGGCATGAACCAAAGTCAAATGGTAGGGTACTTGCCACCCTGCCTTTTGATAAGAATATTATATAATTAATAAAGGAAAAAGGCAAGAGAATAAAAGAGGGAATAAAAAATGAGCGAAAAAATAAAAGAGGCCCGAAAAGCGGCAGGGTTGACTCAGCAGCAGATGTCTGACGAGATGGGAATACCCAAAAGGACAATAGAGAACTGGGAAGCCGGTTCGAGAAGCTGCCCTGAATGGACTGAAAAATTGATTGTTGCAGAACTGAAGAGGATAAAGGAGAGAAAAGAGATGAAAAAGTGGATAATGATAGAGGAAAACTATGGCGGAGATAATTGGCCAAAAGTTTTCGACACACAGGAAGAGGCAAACAAAGTAGCGGTTAAAACATGGGACAGCCTTACAGCAGCAGAGAAGAAGAAGAAACACGTCTTTGTTATAGACGTGACAGAAGATGACATCTCTGAAGATGCCATAGAAGAATATAGAAACGGCGAATATGAAGAGTTCCCGTGGGAGTGCTGGGAAGATGGCGGACACGAGGAAGGAAACTTCGACAGCGACAGAGCCGATGTGACAGTGAAAAGTTACCCGACCAATATAGATGTATTCGTTCGAGGAAATTCGGTGAGCATATCAACCGACGGGCTCTCGATAGAAGATGAGCTTAAAGAAGATCCTGACACCGACAAAGAAACAATAGTAAGCAACTGGGTTGAAGCGGACCTTGAGCGCATACAGGATGCGCTGGGAAGTGAACTATTCTTCAATGAGAAAGAAAAGCTTGAAGAGGAACTGGAGTCCTACTATTATAGATATAAAGATAAATAAGTATCACAACTGTAACCTGTGTAATTGGGACACCCAGTGGGACACCCACCGGTGTAATGGTTGAAAAATAACGGTTTGTTCTCATCTTCCCAAGCAGGGGATTGCCGGTTCGAGTCCGGTATGCCGCTCCATATATATAGTGCCTGAGTTGTTGGTTTTTCAATGGTTTTGGGTGTTTTTTGATAATTTGCAGTTAGTGCAAATTATATGGCTGAAAGGTGGTTTGAAGAGGGATACCTTTTACATTGAGACATTGCTGAAGCAGGGGTGAGAAGTTGCCCTGAATGGGCCGAGAGACTTGTTGTTGCAGAGCTTTACCGCATAAAAGACAGAAAAGAATAAGTATTACAACTGCAATCGGTCTATACCGGTGCAATGGCTGAAAATAGCGGTTTACTCCCATTTTCCCAAGCAAAGAGACTCCCAATTTGAGCCTAGTTACCGCGACATATGTATAACGCCTGAAATCGTTAATTTTTCAACGACTTCAGGCGCTTTTTACAGTCTTTGCATTTATGACTTCTTTGCAAGGTCCAGTAAACTGTCCTGTACAATTTTTGAAAGGCTCAGATTGTTTTTTTGAGCAAAGGTATCAAGCCAGGCGGGAATAGTTATATTCCTTCTAACAGCCTTTGTTCCGTATTTTTCTGCATAAACAGTTATATCAAGAACGAGAAGATTTACAAAGCTGTCTTTGTCTGTTTTAAAATCGGGTTACTGTTGATAATATTTCGATGTAAAAACCATAAAAAATAATATTAAATAATATATTGACATAGTTTACAAAATAATGTAAACTATTGTCAGCAAAGCCGACCGAATGAATGTTAACAGGAGGTAACATGATTTCGGACAAAAAATACAGAAAAGGCACACCGGTATACGATGCCGTATACTGGCTGCTCAGGCATTACTATGAGATTAAATTCTATAACATTGTGGGGAAAAATCAGGTACTCAAAGATATACAGGAATCGGAGGAAAACAGCAGCTATTCCATCAGAGATGTAATCATATTCGCCGAAAAGGAAGAAAGCTGTATCCGCAGGAGCAGAGAGGTTTTAGACTATGTTAGGTCAGAATACTGCGCCGACCTGATTGGAGTTATGGACAGAGCCTATGAACTTCTTACCCAGCGCGGAGGGCATCATATCATATATTCGGAGCTTCTGCGAAAACGATTTATGACTAAGAACGTAGACTGCTGCCTGCTTGAAGATACATATTGCAGCTACTACGAACAGCTTAAACATTCTATTGAAAAATACAGCGAGCTGTTTGCCTCTGTCATCAAGAGAAATCACAGACAGTTTTATGACGTTCGCACCAATGATGATATCGTGAGAGAAGTGGAGATGATGCAAAAGGCCTGTAAAATACACGAAAAGAGCGGCGTATGCTATAAAGATACCCTAAAGCTTCTCAAATGCTACAGAGAAATCAAATATTCAGGTATTCAGAAAAGAATAGGCGATTCCTCAAAGGACATTGAAGATTTTTTGAGTAAAGGCTCCAGCAGAAAAAACGAATATGAAAAGGCCCTTGACAGGATAGAGTACACCAATCTGCCCAACAGTATGAAAAGGTGGCTGTATTCCTCAATGGTTGAAACCACCAACGCGTATATATCCTTTGTAGATGAAGCGATGAGAAGAATGGGCTGGCTTGGAAATGACGGCAGAGATTATTGCAGAATACTTGAAATTCTGTTCATAGACCCGGAGTGGCACAGCAGGGGAACCGAAGAAAGGTTAAAGGAAACAGGACTGACAACAAGGCAGTTTTATGACAGACGGCGAGATCGGAAGAGCGT